TGTCACCAATACGAGTTTGCTTTCACGCCGCCTGACCTCGTGAAGCATCCCGCTATCGTGGGCGGCTTTGGCTGCGGCAAGACCCGGTCAATACCCTTGCGTTGGGTGCGGCTGATAGATTGGCGGGCGAGGGAGCAGAAGCGCAAAGCCCGGCTGATGATCGTTGAGCCGACTTATCAGATGGTGCGGGACGTGTTAGTGCCGGAGATGGTCGAGTTTTTCAATGATCACGGGATAAAGCACCGCTATCACAAGAGCAACCACGATTTCGTTATCCGGCTCAACGGGATAGATTTCGTGGCCATGTGCCGCTCTGCCGACAAGCCGTCCAGCCTGACGGGTAAGACGATAAGCGATGCCATTATTGACGAGTTTGACAAGATCACGGGCATCCAGAACCAGAAAGATGTCTGGAACGAGTGTATCGCCAGAACCCGCAAATATGAGCATGGCACGGTTGCCGCAGTCACCACGCCGGAGGGCTTTCGCTATACTTACGAGCTGTGGAAAGAGCGGAACGCAGACAACCCGAATTTCAAGCTGATCAAGGCCAAGACACGGGACAACACTTTCCTGCCCGCCGACTATATCGACAATATGGTGGCCCAATACGATTCGCTGCTGGCACAGCAATACCTTGAGGGTGAGTTTGTCAACCTCAACAACTCGATGGCGTATTATATGTTCCGGCGGGACAAGCACAGCGCACCGCAGACGCTCAACCCTGCCCTGCCCGTCTATATCGGCATGGACTTCAACGTAAATCCCATGACGGCTGTGGTGCTACAGATCGAGGGCAACCTATACAGGGCGCTGCGCGAATACTGGCTGCCGAACAGCAACACCCGCGCGATGGCACAACTAATCGCCGCAGACTGGTCGCAATATGCCGTATATATTTGCCCCGACATGACGGGTGGCGCCAGGAAAACATCTGCCGATTACACTGACATCGACATCCTAAAGCAGCACGGATTCCAGGTCTTGGGTAGCCGCAACATCACGGAGCGGGCGAGGCTGAACATCGTGAACAACCTATTCGACAAGGATCGGCTTGTGATAGACCCGAAGTGCAAGCGACTGATAAATGACCTCGAAAAGGTAGTCACGAACGAATACGGCCGGGTGGCGAAAGAAAAAGATTCACAGCTTACCCACATATCAGACGCGCTCGGCTACGCAATGGTCGCGCTGGAGAATAAGCCGCCCAAGTGGGGCATTGGATAAACAATGTTTAGGAGACACAATGATTGACGAAGTTTTATTGAAAGACGCTAATGGGGCCAGCATCCCCGTGTTCTGTCCCGGTGCCACCGTGAAAGTCAGCCCAAGCGGTGCCAGTGCCGCAACTGCCGCCGCGATCAACGCCACCGATTACCAGCTTGTGCGGATCGTTGCCACCGCCGCCATGCACATAGCCATTGCCGCCGCTCCAACTGCCACAACCAGCGATATGTATCTGCCCGCCGCTATGGTGGACTATCTCATCATTCCGAAAGGCTGCAAGATCGCCGCTATCGGAACCGGGGACGTGTATATCACCCTCCACGCCAACTAAATGACCCGGTATCGGCAGGGGCAGAACAATGATTGATTTTAGCAAACAGCGGGCAGCGGCCAAGTGGTCTGAGGATGTGGAGCGCAGGAAGCGGGCAAGCCGCTATATTGACTATTACAGGAACAACCAAAGCGAACACCTGAGCGACATCCTGCACAAACTCTATCCCAAAGAGTGGGACATAATGTCCAAATACGCCACGACCTACGCCCTCACCTCTGCGCTGATAGACGACATGGCGCTCGTGTTCCAGACCCCCGCAGACATCAGCATCGAGGCCAACGATGCGCAGCAGGACAAGCTGGCTGAGCTGATAGATCAGAGCCATTTGCCGACCCGCCTCATTCAGGCCGACCGCTATGCCGAACTGCTAAACAAGGTCGGCATCTGCCCCCGCTGGCATACGGATCAAAAGTATATTGTCTTGGATCTCATCACGCCCGACCGCTGCATTGTGGAGCAGGACCCGCAAGACCATGCCCGCGCCCTCAAGGTAAGCTATTACCTGAGCGAAATGGAGAACACGCCGAACGGTAACGACACAGGCAGATGGGCGGTTTGGACTGCTGAGGAATACCGGGAGGTCCGGCTTGGCGCAGACGGGCAGGAGATAGGCGAAACGCTCAAGGCAGAGCCGAATCCATACAAGCGCATACCCATAGCCTGGTTCACCACGAGCGCCGAGCTTGACGAGTTCTGGCCGGACAACGGGTCGAGCATAGTGGCCGCCAATGAGGTTGTCAACCTCCGGCTTACCAATCTGCAAATCATGCTTGACTATCAGGCGTTTTCGACGCTGGTCACGAAGGGATTGCCGGAATCGCAGACCATACCCTGGGGCGTGACGCACCGGCTCAATATCCCCTACACCGCCAGCGGGGACATGATGGGCGGAGCGGAGTATATCACGCCCAGCCCGAAGATCACCGAGTATTGGGAAATCACGAATCAGTATATAACGAACGTTGCCCGGCTTAACGGCCTGTCCGCTCAATCGTTTTCCCGTGATGCCAGCAGCTTCACATCTGGCTATCAACTGAAACTGAGCAAGCAGGACATAATCAACCGCAACGTGCTGAAAAGGGAGTTTTACCGTGAATCGGTGCGGGAACTGGTCATCCTGATGATGGAGTGCTACAGCATAAACAATAACTTCCGCTTCCCGCCCAACCCGGAAGTGACTATCGACTTTGCGGATATTGCGTTTGAATCGAATCCGCTTGAGCAAGAGCAGCTTTACGCTATGCGGCTTTCCAATGGCACGATTGACCGGGTGCAAATCCTAATGAATCAGAACCCGGATTTGACGGAAGAGATGGCGGAAGAAAAGCTTGCCAAGATACAGGAGCGCAACGCCAGACGCAACAGCAACGCAGTAAACCAGATGGACAACCTAAACGCCGCTTTGGGCGTTGAGGATGAGGATGACAACGGAACTGGCGAAACTGTCTGATGCTCAGGTTGCGGCATTTGAGCGGGAATTGAGCCGGGCAATGACCAACCTCAACAAAAGACTGACCAGCCTACTGACCAAGCTCGAAATTGTCAACGGCAAGATACCGAAAACGCCGTTCAATCTTCAATATCTCGCGCAGCTACAGCCGCAAATGGAACAGGCCTTGATTCAAAGCGGGTATCTGGACGCGGTGCAGAACCTCCAGGCCGGAGATGCGGAACTGCTCCGTGCGGTCCGGGAAAACAGCCCGCTAAAGCTGATCTATACCAAAACAGACGCCACCACGCTGAACGCCCTGGCTCAGATGCAGAACAGCGAATTTTACGGCATCGGCACTAACGCAATGGAGGCCATCAGGCAAACCGTGATGAACTCCGTCCTTGCGGGCGCGAGGCTCGAAGACGGGCTTGGCATTATCCGCTCTCAGCTTGAGACCAGATTGCAGCCCTACGCCTGGACTTATGCGAACACCGCCAAGAAACAGACCTTGCAAATGGCGAACGATTTGGCCGCTCAGAACATACCGAAAGAAGAGCGGTTTTGGGCTTACAACGGCCCGCTTGACGATGTTACGAGAGACGCTTGCGTTGAACTGCTGGAGATAGGTTATTTCACCGATGCGGAGCGGGAAGAGGCAGAGGCCAGGACGGCAGACGAAAGAGCCTATAATTGCCGACATAGTTTTGATTTAGTTTCAGAAGCAACATATAAAGAGAACCGGGGGTGAATGTGAATCGACTTGAGGCCGCATATTGCAACCGCAAGCACCGGGGTTCGATTCCCCGCACCTCCACCAGTTTAGATAAAACGCAACGCCCCAGATGGGGCAAGGAGGACTGAATGGCCATTACTGACTTGTTAAACAAGCTGGCCAATCTACTGCCGGAGGATTCCGGCGAAGCAAAGGCTCTGTTGGCAGATGCCAAGAGAGAGGCACAGACTATCATTGACGATCTCAAATCGGCCAACGGCGAGAGCAAGGCCCGCAAAGAACAAATCCGGGAACTCAAAGCCGAATTGGAAAGCAAAGAGGACTTCACCCAGACCGAAAGCAAGCTCAAGGCCGAGATTGAGTCCTTGCGCAAGGTCAAGGCTGAATACGATGCTTTCAAAAAGGCTGAAGATGAGAAAATCGTCAATATGTGGCTGGAAAAGGCGAAGCTGTTTGACGTCCCGGAAACGGACAAACGCCACGCCACGATCCAATCACTCCGCCCCAAATTCCACTTTGCCGAGGGCGACAATCAGGTGAGCGTTGAACAGGCAAAGGCGAATCTGGAAAAGCTGGAGCTGTTGGAAACTACCGGGGTTTTTGAGATACCGAAAGACCACACCCCGAACACACAGCCACCAGCACCGGGCAAACCCGGCGAGGCACAGCCGCAGTATCAAAGCTCCGGCGCCGCTATCGCCGCGCAACTCTATGGAAACAAAAAAACCTAATCAAAGGAGAGCATAATGGCTCTAACTTATCCACAACTGCAAAACCTGGCTGTCGAATGGGGCGTTCGGGATAATCCCGCCGTCATCGTTGACCTCGTAAAGTCCAGCGGGATTTTGCAGACCGCACTTGTCGCACCGAGTAACTTCGGGAACAAACACAAATACAAATACTGGAACGCCCTCCCCAGCGCCGCTTTCCGTGCGCTCGGAGCCGGGATCGTTCCGTCCGCTATCAGCAAAGACCGTGCTGCTATCGACCTGTGGGATTTATCTTCTCTCATGCAGGAAGACGCCCAGGAGATCGCCGCCCACCCCGGTGGCAAAGCTGGCTGGGTTGAAGCCAATCTTGGCGCGTTCCTTGAGGGCATGGGCCAGGCCGCCAGCAAACAGATCATCTATGGCACGAACCCCACCTTTGGCGGGACTGACGGCTTCATGGGTCTGCACCAGTATGCGTACGCAAACAGCAATGTCCAGTCCGCCGGAACCGATGCCAGCGCCACCACCTCGATCTTTGCCGTCCGCTGGGATGAAGCCAATGGCGCCAGCTTGCGTTACAACGGCAATAGCGATGGCAACCTGATCAATGTAGTGGAGATGAACGAGGCTCCGCAGTTGGCCGTGACCAACACCAGCACAATGGCCCAGGCTCCAGTGTATAGTTGGTGGATCAACGCCTTTTTCACCCTCGTTGTTCCCTC